GTTAAAAATTCTATTTTATCAACTTTATGGTTTTATATTTTAAAATTATTAATAAATCCTTTATTTTCCACTGCCAATGACATATAGTTTGTAATAAAATCAACCCTATTGATATTATTATAATCAAAAATTCGATTCAATGTATTTCTATCAATATTTAATTTTTTTGCAATATCAAGAAATGATTTAGATGTAGATGCTACATTTATCAATTCATCAATTGTAATTTTAGTATATTTAACATTATAGCGTTCATTTGTGTTACATTTTTTAGAACAATATATTTTAGTAGAATTTGGATGTTTATAAAAATCATTACCACATGTTGGACATTTTACAGTTTTTCCACTATATATACCCTTATTAAATGGGCCGTTTTGTTTTACCCATTCGCCTAACTTATTTCCAGATTTTAATCCACCTATTTTACCAGCAATTTTAGTTGATTTCAACCAATTTGAGTCAGATATACGATTCTTAATATTTTCAGGTGAATTTAAAGTATATTCAGTTAATTTAGAATGATAATCACGGTGTTCCCAGAATGTCATACTTCCATCTAAATTTTCTGGATTATTATTTAATTTATTAAAATCGGAATGATGAATAACATTATTTGATTGTTTAATTCCATAATTATCAGCAACTATATTATGCACTAATTCATATTTCGATGTAGCAGGATTATATACAGTAGTGTAACTGTTCTTATACCCACCCTGTGATAAATACAATGGCATTAATGATTGTCCTTCTTTCAAATCTTGAGCTTCAACCCATATACCATCACGTGTCATAAAATTATGGTCGGGTGTACAATCAATGTATTTTTCATTATCTAAATGAACTCGAACTAATTTAGCATTTTTACGTGTCATACCAGCCCACTCAATTTGACCAGGTACAATATTATTCATTTCATCAATAGAATATACATAATTAGTTACACCATCCTCATAATCAGTTATTAATTCAGCAACTGTTTTTATCTCACCATTTAACAATGGTATCTCCGTTTCTGGTACAACACATACATTTTCTTCGTATCCCAAATAAGCTCTTGGAATTTTTAAGGCTGCAAATAATTTATCTTTTAGGTAGTCAATGTCTTCTATAGCGGTGTATTCTAATCCACCCACGGTATCAATTGAAGTACCACTATCAGAACCACGTACAGGAAGATAAAAATCTTCTGTAAGATTCTGCATATTATATTTTAAGTTATAATCACCACTTGATTTGTCCAAGAATGGAACTTTTTTCATCTTGTTGATGATTTTCTGCATGTAATTATCAACTTCGGTTGGTTTTATGTTACCAATGTCAACTTTGAATACACGTTTTTCAGGAGCTCTCATGATTCTATGAATTAACATGGCATCTTCCATTAAAGACAACTGTTTCCATAAACGTCTACCATTTTCAATCATTGCTTTTCCATATGGTAACCAATTTGTATCCGATAATAGTCTGAAATGAGCCATTTCATAGTTATCATATTCATTCTTGATGTTTGGATCCATTTCAACTTTGAAACGTACTGCGCTTGGTGTACGTGGGTCAGATGATTCTATTCGTTCGGTGTTATATACCGAATGTGGTGTTACGTTTAGGATACCTTTACCCTCTGCCATCTCTAATCCCAAGAAAAAGTCACCGTATTTACACATATTACGTACCCAAGGCCATAAGTTAAATTCAACATTCAATATATCATAGAATAAATTCTCTAATAATTCTTGAACTTCTTCATTATCAGAACGAATGGTCATTACATCACCGAATTCATTCTTTAATGTTGAATTATGTGTATATAATTTAGAACCATCATTAGATTCTAATGCATATATGTGATTATCACCTGCATTGACCATATCATATGTATCCTCTATACCAATTTTTTCAATGGAAATTACTTTATGGTTGGATGATGAAGCAAATTCAGTTGTTCCACCATATCCAGCCGCTGCTACCGTTCGTTGTAATGTACACTTATCAATACCATTGGATATACAAAAATCACTAAGTGTAAATCGTTGAGTTGGATTATACATCTCTTTACTATATTTTCTAAATTTAGAAAGTAAAGTTGAATTTTCAGCCAGTATCTTATTTATTAAAGTTTTACTACTGGTAACATTATATTGATCTAATAATAATTTTATAAATTTATGCCATTCAAATTTATTTACATTTAATTTAACACGAAGTGTATTTAATATATCAACTTTTGGATTTTTCTGAATCTCTGACTTTACGAATCCAACATCTATGTCAGACATACGAGTTGATGTTTTATCATATCTACCATTCTTACCACCAGTCAACTTATACCCATTATCATACATTCCATTATCAGAACCAACACTACCATATATAGACTTACGTTCATCTGCTGACATTCTGTTCATACGAAGTGTCATCCGTTCCGATTGAGCAATACGGTGATTAGTTGAATCTTCTGAATTCCAGAATCGTTGTTGTCCTGTAATCAATTTATCATAATAATCGGATTTCCGTTCCGGATCTGAATTTATATCATTCCATAATTGTTTATTAAAATCAGCGTGTATTTTATTATGGACACCCCAGCCCATCCATTCTAACTCATATGGATTATTATTTCGTTTGTCAAATGAAGTATGATGTAATATTTTAGTCTGGTTAGTTTCTAATCCAGCTTTTTGTTCCACTAAGTGTTGTACCGTATTTCCCACCACTCGATGAATATACTCATATGATTTACCGTTCCATATCATCTCATATCCATTCATATACTTGTTATCTGATATTTTAGTGGGAAGTGCTAAAATACTCTGTCCTATGGTTAAGTCATCAGTAAATATTTGTTTACCATTACTATCAATCCAAATATGATTAGATGTACACTTTATCTGTGTACCATCGTCAAATGTAATCTCATAGAGTTGTTTCTTCCCATTATAGGACACTTTATCAGCCTTCACCGGTGTAAACGTATTATCTGAATCATTCAGTCCATATAACCATATATCAGTCTCTCCCGACTCATATAAATCTTTTATCGTTCGCTTCGTACCATCCAATAATGGTATTAACGTGTCACCTGCTAAACATTCATCCGCGTAAATATCAAGTGCGGATGCTATTATTGGGTCATTATCCATAGCATCAAAATCACGAAACACCTCTCTACGTACTTGTTGGTACGCCATTGATTGGATACTACCAGCTTGTTCGTGAAATGATGTTTGTAATTTAGTATATCTATCTCGTAATGATGATAAATTGGTTTGTTGTTTATGATCAATATCTGCAACGGTACGTTTACCATCTTTATTGACAGTTACAATAGCCGTTTGTGAGAATAATTTCTTTAAGTTATTAAAAAAGGTTGATTCTGCCATTTTTTGGTGTATATTAGTGTTCTACTATATAAATATGTTATTTTTTATTTCTTGTACTTACACCTGTCAAAGTGCCATTGTTTCATTGAATTCCCACCACCCACTTTATTACAATGTGGACATTTTACTTTTGAATGTACTCGTCCTTTTTGTGCTTTACTCATTTTCTTCTTACTTTCTTCACTGAATTTTCTACCTGTCTGGGATGGGATTCCTTTTCTACCTTTACTTATATTTTGTTTTCGTTCATCGGTGAAATTTTGTCCTTGTAATGTTTCACTTATTTTTCGTTTAGTTTCATCACTTGTAGTATGACCCATGTGTGATTTACTCATTTTCTTACGAGTTTTCATAGTTGGTATAATTCCATAGTTAATAGTATTACTACCAGTACCACCAACACGTAAATTCATGCATTCTTTTTTAGCAATTTCACGTAGATTTACAACTTCTTCTTCTCGTGATTTTAATTCTATTCTTGAATCACAGAATTCTAAAATTTCTCTTTTGAAATTTTCTTTACCATATTTGTTAATAGCACGTCTTAGATATGTACCACTACCTAAATAACCATCATCTAAATCATCTGTACTGTGCATCCCAATATAATATCTACCACTTAATAAATTTGTGGTTTTATATATAAAATGATACTTTTTTTGTTTTCTCATAATTTAATCTCCTTATATACATAAATATAAGAAAATACAAAAAACGTACCTTAAATTAACCACGTTAAGTCCTCCGATTCACCATTCACATCCATAGTCCATCCGGTATCTTCGGCCAAAGTACTACCACCATAGAAGCCAGATTCAACCGTAGCTGTTGAAATTCCATCAAGTGCATTCACAGTTAAATCAATACCCTCTTGTCTTAATCGTAGAGCGGTATCACGTACCCATAATCCAATTGATAACGCCATAACCAAGTCATCATTGTAACCTTTCATTGCTTCAGCCTTGTTGTTATTCCATATGAATACATCAAGTTCGTCCAATGTTCTGGTTGACCGAATGGTTACCGCTTTTTCTCTGAAATATGTGTCTAATTTAGATATAATTAAAGGTCTTGTTTTTATTGTGGTTGAAAATCCAGCTATCATACCTCTGTCTTGTGCACGATATCGGTTATTCATTTGAGTAGAGGTATCTACGTATTTCAAATCCTTACTCATATAGAATGTATTCTTGTATTCTCTGTCTATGATTTGTTGTAGTACCGCCCATCCTATGTTTGCGTTCTCCACTACTAATAAAGCTTCGTTATATTCAGTTGCCAGTGATACCAAGAAATTACCATATTCCTTTGTACCAATCTTACCTCTGTATTCTGCTACTTGGGTAGCACTTTCAGTTTCAATTACGTGACATGCTGAATTATCAGGCCCGTCACCACGAGCAACGTCAGCTATAACCATATATGATTTGTTATAATCTGGATATTCCCATTTCCATAGGTTACCGTCAAATCCTGTTTTTTCAATCGGTGGTTGGCAGAATGAATCTCTGTAAAATTGTAATAACTCAGGTGCAATTACCGTGTTACCAGACGATACAAAATCGGCGTCGCATTCCTGGGCTGCCATTTTAGCACCAAGTAATTCTTCTTGTTCATCTCTCCATGATTGGTCACGTTCTGGGTGTACCGTCCAATGTAATCTAGTTGTATGAAATTTGGCTCCAGATGAAGTGTCCTTTGGGCTTTCCGCTTCTACCCATGTTTTATGAAAAAAGTTACCCATTCCGTTTGGAGTAGATAATATAATAGCACTACCCCCCGTTGACAACGTTGATTGAGCTGATATCCAGATTTCATCAATATCTTGAATAAACGCAGCTTCATCAAATATCAATAATGACAACGCTTCTGAACGTGATGCTGATGGTTTGGATGATATAGCTTTTATCTGTGAACCATTTCGGTATCTAAGTGATAATTTGTTATCCTCTTCTGCAACTTCCTTTAACCAGCTTGGTAGAAATTGATTCATTACCCTTACTTTGGTTACCAAGTTTTTTGCGGTGTTCTGTGACGTTGCGATTACCAATACGTTATAATCTTCCACGAATAACATTTTCCACAAAGCGTATCCAGCAACCAATGTTGATATACCAGTTTGTCGTGATTTTAGAATAATGTTATATCGGTAATCTGCTAAACTTTGTAATGTAGTTTCCTGATATGGATATAAGTTAAATCTAATCTTACCACGTGTTGGGTGTTGAATCATTGCATATTTTTTCAAAAAATAAACCAGGTCACCGGCACATCACTTATATTCTATTGCAATTATTTCTTTTAATGTCATGTGATTTTACTAATTAATTGATTGTATTCAGTTACTAATTGTTCTAATGTTATTGAATTGGATTCCCGTTTAGTTTGATTCTCCCTCGCGGATAGTATTTGTAGGTTAACAATTGATCCTATTACTTCAACAGGTACGTTATACTTAAACCCATTGTATATACTATATTTGTGATCTAAATGATCATCATACAACCCCTTATTATATTCATATCCGTGTAATAACCAGTTCCGTTGTGTAATTCGTTTGACATTTTGTTTATACCGAGACCAATCAGTTCGGTTACTCCGAGTTACCCATAATCCTAAGTCTTCATGTGTTTTTCGTATCGTGATATCATACCACTCCACGGAGTGGGATTGGTGAATATTCCCAAATTGTTTAACCATATTATTCTTAAAATACACACTACCTAATATAAACTCACACCCATATAGTCGTAATCTAGTTGACTTTGCCTTGTCAACAATGTCACCCACCTTACTCACGTTATCAACACCATATTTGTTGATATTTGTTTGTTTTCGTTTTGTACTATTATTAAAGTTGACATCGTTATAACGATCTAAATTTGTTTGTTTACGGGTTTTAATCCAGTTCGTTGAGTCTGACATTGCACATTTATGTGAACAATACTTCTGTGTACTATTACTTTTAACAGTGAATTTAACATTACATCCATCATATGCACACACAATGTCTTCACTCAAATACGTTGTAATACCCACGTGTTGACATTTCCTGGAGCAATATTTTTTAGTTTTATTCTGTGATGTAACAACCCAATTATTGTCACATACTTTACATTTTCTAATACTCATATCACCGTGTGTCATTCTTAACATCCTCTTCAATTAAGATTCGTAGTCGTTTTGATACCGAGTATCCACGTTGTTTACAATAGTTATCAAACTCATCCTTTAATTCTTTCGTCACCCGTACTAATAGTTGTTTGTCATTTTTCATATTGTATATCATTTATTATACATATAAATATAACAAAAATAAAAAATTAGAAACTATATATGTTATACGTTACACCCACACCTACCGCAAAGAACGGTATACCAGTTTGATTAATACCAATGATAGCAGCTGGCCCTAAACTAAATCCTGTGAACCAATGTTTCTTTTTAATTAAACTTCTAATATATGGATTTGTGTTTGGGTCTATTAATACACCATTCAATGACGTTGCTGTGAATCCTGGATAAGCTGACTGTACGTATACTTGTAATTGTTTATTTATTACTTTTTGTCCGAACGTTAAACCTATTTGAGTTTTACGAGTTATTAACTTAGAACCTAAATTTGTAAAATTAAATTTATACGTAGTATCACTTGTTATCATAACCGTTGTGTTACCGGTAAACATATCAAAGTTAGTACTATCATACCGATATGTTAATTTCCATGGAATTGTATATGTACTATCATCTATACGTACAATTGCACCAAATTTACTATTAAGTTCATCTAAATATTGTTCAAGTATTTGTTGATTTTGCATTAATTGAACGATAGTATTACTCAATGTAATTACTTTTCCTTTTTGATCATTAACTTGATTATACAACTCATTATTAAGTTCTTTTAATTCTTTCTCCTTTGCTATATACCCACTTGCATTAGCCTGTAAATCTCCGTTCTTCTGTTGTTCAAGTGTAAGGTCACCATATACCGCACTTAAATTTTGTTCAAGTATCACCGATTGACGTTCGACTTCTTTTAGTTTTGAACACGTATTCAACGCAAAAACTATCGCTAATATAATCAATACAAGTAAGAATATACGACTGTTTATAACCGTCCATATTCCACTAAGAATGTTTTTTATTTTACTAGAGGACGTGTTCATAGTTTTTCTCCTTAATAATTTCCAATACGTTGTTACGTTTTTCTTCCAACTCAGCGAGTTCATCTTTAAATTTATTAATTACTTCCAACATTTCTACTTTGGCTTCATCAACATTTTGAGGCATTACCCAAGTTTCAAGTGTACCATCTTCGTTAACATAGTCATAATTCTGTTTGAGTCCTTCGTACGATTGTTCCATTTGTTCAATCTTAATTCTACCTTCTACCAACATCTTACCCCATATTTTATACTGTTGATATTCTTCCCAAATGCCAGCTAACTTAACATCAGTTTCAATACGAGCTAAACAATCCACACAATAACCAGTTTGATGTATTAACTTCTTATCGGCATTTGTCATGATTGTTTTACTACAACTTGGGTTTGAACATGTTGATTTGGATTTGAGGTAGTCACGTATTTTGGTAAGAACTTCGTTGTTCTTTGAAGTCTTTATGGTATAACCATCTTTTTTTTCATATTTATGGGATTCATCTTCCCATTTATCACCAACTTCGTGTGATTCGGTTTTTTTACTCCACCCCAATTTGGTGTCTTTTTCATATTCACCTGTTTTTATCATATCTACCAACTTTCTACGGGTTGGATGCATATACTTTCGTTTAAAGTTGTTCTTGTTCATTCTATTTTTATTTATATTTCCATTTAAAACCACCACTTGCTTTTGTTTTTCCTTCCAAACACCTATTTATATTAGATATACTATTACTCATTGCTTTAGATGCTATAGTAACTGATGGCCACCTTGTTATAAACATACCATCAGTTGTATATTGAAATATTGGAATGTGATTATCACTTACATTCAATGGATTGTAATATTTTTTAATTTTATATTTACCACGTGGTTTACAATTCCGTTTGTATGGTTGAATATATTGTTTATAGTTTTCATCCCTGTATTCTCTCCACATATAACCAGAAGTAATACGTCCTTTTCCAAATATACACCGTTTTATATAGTCGTATTTAATATTCAATGTCGTTGAAGCTTCCCTAATACTATTCCACTTTCGTACAAACAAACCATTTTTATCATATTGTATCACAGCCACATCATTTGCACCATACCGTGGGTTATTTTCACCAGACATCCGTATACAGTGTTGTGGATTTTTTACACCTTTGTTAACTGGTTCTCCAGACCTATAAAACTTACCATCGGGTGTTGCATAATTTCTATTTAATTCATCATGAATGTTCTTTTCGATTAAATATGATTCATATGTAATTGCATCTTCTCTACTGTTGAAATTTTGGTTTATAATATCTTTAATTAATTTTGTTTTATCCGGATTCCACGTAACCATTGAACCCATATATTTAAAATCATCAGATGGAATACAGTTACAACTTCTGCTTCCATAATAAAATTCACCAGTAAACTTATCAGTTAATTTATACACATAATGATATTTTTTCTCAATCATACTAAACTTCCTTCCGTTTATTTAGGTCATTTAATAGAATTGTCCTAATTTCATGTGATATACTTGTTCTGTTTTTTTTTGATTTAGATTTGATATGATTATAAAGTTCCAATTCTATCCTAATTGCAATTGATTTTTCTCGTTTCATATTGTAAAACATTGTTATACATTATATATATAAAAATAAAAAAAAACACTTAAAATTTCTAAACCTTCCATTGTTATTATTGTTACACATTAGGTACATGTTATTTGTATATAAATATGTAAAAATAAAATATATATAAAAAATGAACTAACGTTTAACTAATTTAGTACCACCTCTTATTATTAACTGATGTCCTGGGTTCTTACACTTCATATCGGTGTATATCCCCCATTTTGAACATTTACAGTGTTTAGAGTGAGGGCCTGTGTTTTTGATTACACGTACGGTGAATAACCATACTTTTATAAAAAAGGTGCTAACCATAATCCATATTAACACTAAATAACTTATTAATTTTTCTTTCATAACTTACGCGTTTCTAGCATTTCCTATAGCATCTCCATATGCGGTAGATACCGCTAATAGTTGTTTCAATGGTAAGTCAATTGCTATTATATTAACTTTCATCGTTGGGTCAATTAACATTGCTGTTAAATATCTATGGTGTCCGTCTATTATATAATGGTCACTACTAACTATATATATACTTCTTTCTAAATATGAACGTGATATAGCGGCACTACCTTGAGCAATTCTAGTCATTGATTTATCCAAGTAAACTTGTTTCTGAATTGGTTTTAGATTACCGACTTCGGTTCTACCATCTTTTACTTTTATTTTATCATCGTTAGCATCACCGTCATTCCGTTCCAACCCAGCCTCTAACCACTCTTCAGCTTGTTTACCAGTTAATCCAAGTGGAAATGGATTCTTAATATTAGTAGATGGAGCCAATGGTTTTTTAATATCAATATATCCTTGTGATAGTCTTTGTTGAAATAAACGAGTGTCTCTAGAATCAATAGCAGGCATGTCACTACGTTTGGTTTTACCCATTTTGAATAAATTATATATACGTTGATAATTACTATCAAAGTTAGGTAATTCTAACTCTAGTGATTTACCAACTTTAGATAATATCAATTCCACTTGTGTACGTGCTTTTTTAAGTGGTGTGTTCGCAACCTCCACACTACCTGCTTCGGCTCCTGATTCAAATAATAATTGTTTTAGTTTTATCATTACTTATAAATATATAATCTTATAATAATCCATTTGACTTTAATTCTCTAAGACGTGCATAATATGTAGGTGGTGTAATATCCAATGTAGCCACGATAGTTTTAACTGGTGTTCCTTTACGTTTTAAGTCAAGTATACGAGCTCTATCTTCTTCGTGTTTCGTATTCCAGTATTTTTTACGACCAATCAAAGATTTACGTTGTATCTCATCGTTATCTAATTTTGCCATTGCTTCTTTGGTTCGTTCTGATATTAATTTACTTATTTCTTTGGCTCGTTTCTCACCATGACGTTCTTCGTTACTAATACCAATTTGAGCTTCTGACATTTTTTGTTTAGTATCATCACTATGTTTATAACCTTTCATTGTTCTTGCTTTGTTTCCTATTTTTGCGTGTTTAATTCGTTCTTCCTTTGTAAACTCCGGCCATTTTGCATTCTGTACAGCTTTTTTCATAACCGTTAAACCCTCTGGTGAGTATATATCTTCCCACTTTTTCCCACGTTTTTTCCGGTTGGCAATTACAGCATATTCATTATAACCACCAGTTCCACCCGCTACCATGTTATATCCATTTCGTATTGAGTCATATTCGTTAATATAATATTTTTCACGTTCGTTTAACTCTTGTTTTGAATTAACGTGTTCAATTATTTCCCATGTGAAGTTATCTTCACCATATGAACGTAATGCATTGTAAAATATACTATTATTCGTTTTTGAAAATTTAATATGTTGTTCTTTACGAGTGTCTAGTGTTTTTATAGTTTGTCCTATATAACACTTTCCACTTATCTTATTTTGTGCTTTGTATATTATCATTTTAATCTCCTTACATATATAAGTATAAGAAAATTAAAAAAGTACCCATTAATTTGTATAAATTAACAGTTAAAAGAATATACCAAGTAACTGGTTGAGACTCGCGAATTTTCCACTAAGTTTCATCACATGGCCATTGTATGTAAATACGATTCCCTCATTAGGTACTAATTTATCCATACCACCAACCGCGTTTAATCTACGTAATTCTAATTTTAATTTTTCAATTTTCTTTGGGTCATTTGAGTTTTTAACGTCCTCAATAGTCTTATTAACTCTGTCTTTCATCTTACGTACTGCTTCATCTGGATTCACGGTAAGTATCGAAGTTGTAAATTCAAGTATATCAGCACCAAGTCCTAAGAATATATCTTCAAATTTCATTAGGTTGTTTTTAGCTAATTGTTTTAAGTCAAACTTTTCAACTTTATCAGCCCATTTTTGTGTTTTATCATCTGTTATAGTATTCAACCTAAACGATTTATCAAAGAACGCCCATCGTTTTACCAATCCTTCTTTAATATCTTTATCTAATTTAGTTGGTGAGTTTTTATCAATATAATCACTCCACCACGCTTGATGATATGATGCAACTCCGTCTGAATCCTTTAGTTTGAATTCTTTTTGAAGTTTGGATATTGCTGATGTGTATTTACCTTTCTTAGATGATAGTTTTTGTGTTTTAGGTAAGTCAATAACAGGAGGCCCTTGTATCTTGTAATTAGACTGTACATCTGCGTTTACTTGTTTTATCATACCCGCTAACATCTTAGCTGCATCAACATTTTGACCAACAGCGTTACCGTCCATGTCATACTGCATTGTACTATGAAATACTAATAATGCCTGTCCGTATGGTATTACGTTTACTGATTCAGGCCATATTACTTCCAAGTTCATAAATGATTCACCCTCATTAAATATCTTCAACCGTTGTTTCTCGGTTAATTTACTTATTGATTTATTCAAGTCTGTCATTGCAAAGTTATAAGCGTCTGTTAGACCACCTCTACCTTTGAACTTATCAGCTACACCACTTATATCTAGTGCATTTTCACCACGATTTTTAAGATGTCCTTTGTTACGAGCAGCTATTAACTTTCCATCTCTCCATGAAACAGCGAGTGCCTGACCGTCCGTGTTATGAATTAAGATACCATTTGCGTAGTAGCATGAATAATTATCAATCTTAATATCATACCGACATTGAGATTTATTTATTTTTTTTATTGATTTAATTTTCACATCGTATTTTATCAGTTTTAGATTCATTTCTTTTGTTAGTTTATCAGCTCTCATATAACCAAGTCCCTCCACGTATATTTTGTGGTTCGGTGTCACTTGTATTACTTTACCATCTTCTAATTCTATTTCCAACCAGTCATCATCAACATCATTATTAAATTTTCCCATAACTTCCATGTATTCAACTGTATCAGTTTCCTCGTTATAGGATAGTACCTTATCATGTATATCATTATCTACATATTCAGCTATCGTCATATCACCATGTGTTTCAGTATTTAACATACTATCACCTGATATACACTTCTCCTTTGTTACTTCCAACTCACCGTCTAATCCTTTATTAACAATATCTTTCAACTGTCCGAACGTTAAATTGATTTCAGTTTCAAAAGGATGTGCAAGATGACCATACGCACCTCCACATGTTAATAACATACGTTTATCTAATGGATGTTTACTGTTTTGAATGTCGTTAATTAAATCTTTTAATAAAATATTACTCATTGTACCTTTGCTTTCATTAAGTCTGCCATTTATTATTTCTAAATTCTTATAATGTGATATCACCTCGATCGGAATATTATTCTTAAATCCGTCTGATATGGAATATTTGTGATCTAAATGAAAATCTTTACTACGTTTTTTTGCACTTTCAATTAACATAAAGTGGGTTTGATAATTATCATTTGTTTTTCTACGAACTAATTCCTGATATAATTTGAATGGTTCTCTATCCTCTGGTCGTGTCCATCCTAATTTATCATATAAACTTTCAACTAATTTTTTATTACCAAAACCGAATTCTTTTCCAGTCTTAGCTCGTTGTTTTCGTTCAACTGGATTATTCATTGGATTTTGTGATATACGTTTTTCACTGATTAATTTAGAATTTGGATGTTTCTGTGTGTAATCATTACGAGTCATGTCATGTGTTCTCAAATGTGCTGAATTAATTTCGGTCAAACGTTTACCACATTCTTTACATGTAACATAGTCAATACCCTCTGTTAATACCACTGATTCATTTTTTGCTTTACTTGCTTCAATAGCTTGTAGTTGTTTAAGTGCATCTTTATAGGTGTCATGTGTACCGAGTCTATCACCACCTTTTTTTGGATATACCACGTACTTACCATCTACTTTTTTAATGGTTTCGTTTAGTGCTTTTATCATTATATCAATTCCACCCAATACCGTATCTTTGGTTGGTGTACTTAAATCTTTAAGTGATTTATTATGTCTGTTTAATTTTAATCGTGTAGCGTTATCAATTAATTTATTGTTTACCAACATTTTAGCGGCGTTTTGGTAATATAATTTCATAGCATCATTACTACCCATACCATGTTTACCTTTTAATATATCATCCTTTAAGTCCAATAACCCTTGTTTGTAATCGGATTTACTTCCACCCTCTGTTAATATATCTTCACGTAGGTTAGAACCTGATTTCTTAAATATTCTAGCCATTTCCTCACGACTGTTTACTACCGTTATGGAGAACTTACTATATTTTTCTTTTACTTTTTCAATTATTTCATCTGATGCGTTATGCCCCATTATATAAATGTGAAGTATCATGATATTATTCATGACTACCTCGTTCCAATCATCGGTGTAGTTTAATTTGGCCCCATTTTCAATTATAGTTTTCATAAAATGGAAACGATTCTTGTACATCTGTTTGTATGCTTTATCAATATAAGATTTTATAAACTCAGCTTTTTCTTTACCACCGATATCTTCACCTTTGTCAACTCGTGATTTCATTTGTTTAACATCTCGTAATTTAGTCATGTCTAAATCACTACCAAACATTATTTTAGGCCATATCCAACGTCTACCATGTTTGTCAGGTTTACTCATTAAATCAACGTAGTTTCTAGCCAACAACGTTCCATATACTAATACCAATATATTACCATCCGTCCACATACGAGTACCGTCAAGTGGACTACCAGCTAAGTCAGCAGCGTCAAACGTGGAAATTGATTTTTTCTTACCTTGAAGTGATACCAAATTACCAAGATTATTTAAGTCAGTTGAGTGCCATGCTTTAACATTAATGTCACCCAATATACGTTTCATCATAGAATCCGTTAATGGTACATATCCATCTAATATTAAATCAAATACACTACTAGTCCATTTTGGTGATTCCACTAACACACGTGATTCGTTTTTACTAAACGAATCTAACGTAGAGTTAATGTCAGCATATAATTTCTCCATTGAATCGGTTGATTCAATTGTTATCACCTTATTAGGTGTTTTAAAGTCTTTTTTTCTCATTATTGTTTTTGCAATAATTTGATTGGATTGTGTCATGAATGGTATGTTAATATCATGACGTTTATCTTTAACTACCAATTGTTGGTACTTTTCTAAAAACTCTTTGAATTGTTTTTTGTGTTTTGCCAATCGTTTGAAGAATCCAGTTAGTTCTGCAACGGATATATCTTTACCATTACGTTTATCGTTTAATCGTTCAAAGAAATGATTACCGAATTCAATATCCTCTGGTGATAATTGTTTTTCTGCGTATTTTTCAATTTTATCTAAGTCTGATTTTGCCATTTCTGACATTTTATGAATTTTCATTATATCACTTGGTATTTTTATCTTTAATTTATCGTTTCCCTCTTGTAACATCGTTGCAACGTCTTCTTCTAACTCCACTATACTCTCAAAAATATTAGGAGCTTTTTTACCAAAACGAAAAGTTACAACTTTTTTTCCATTAATGATCGGCATTCCGTGTTCGTCTTCACCGATTGATTTAACTACCGTCTTTTTATTCTTGAATTTTCCTGTTAAAATAGTATCACCTATTTCAACTGGTATTTTGATTATTTCATTCAATGACGTTTCGTATTCTGATTTGGATATCATATCACCTTTAGCGTCATCACCAGAAAGTTTCATTAGTTTTTTAGCAGCGTCACGTTCTATTTGAGTGTACACCAACGAATACCCAGCTAAGGATGCGGTACGCGTTACGTGTTTGAACCATGATGTATACGCTTTACTTGAATATACGTCAAATTGGTTTGTTGTTGTCTTTGCACCAATCACACCAGCAGGGAAATACGATACAGCGGCTGTTGGGCCGTGTGGATACTTAGGATGTTCGTAATAATCTTCTAACTCCTTAGTCATTATCATATTTATAACCTCGTATCCAATTTTAGCAGCTCGTTTTGCTGATATCTTCTTGAACGTGTCATAGTTTGGAGTGAATGATCCGGGGCCGTCATCGGCTTGACCTGATGTCATAGCGGATGATTCGTTTAATAACCATTCTTCAATTACGTCTTTGGTTATTATAAGTCTTTCTTCAAGTTTTGATGTAACTAAATCAAATATCTTAGGATTGAACTTGGTATATGCTGTTTTTTCAAAGTACTTTTTTTTATCTTCATACGAACCGATTGAAAGGTTATTTCTAACGTCTGTACCACTTATAGGATTTGATTGTTTTGGTGAAATATAAATATACCCACGTGTTTCATATCCAGTATCAGGGTTACCATCGTATTTTTGAAAATATTTACCACCCAACCTAGATGCATCTTTCTCACCAACTGCGGTTACGTATGCAGTTGTATCCTTGTCAAATTTAGATAATACTTCAACTGGTTTATATGGGTTTTTTATTTGAACGACCTTATCTTTAGGTACGTTAAACATTGTTGTGATTATCTTAAATTTTTCTTTGAAATTAAAAGGTGAGGTAGTAGAATCAGTTTTATCAGACGTACCAATGTATACATTATTCTTACCAAACTTCTTAACTAATTGGCTATAAGTATGATAGTGACCACTATGAAACGGTTGAAAACGTCCTGAGTAAACTACAATTGTTTTTTTTATTGGTTTATCCGAATCTTCGTCTAATAATATCTGTTCTGTAATATATGTACTTAGTTCATTCATATTTTTTTCGTGTGTATATAACGTACCATCTATAAATATAATTTTTATCAATTAACGAAAATAAAAAATGTACGGCCACCGATAGGCAACCGTACATCCAACGTTATGTAGGTATTTACGTTAATATTACATCATTGGCATCGTTGGTTGTTGTTTTTCTTCTGTGGGGTTTTCTGCTATTACACAATTAGTTGTTAACAATAAACCTGCTATACTAGCGGCGTGTTCCAACGCCAATCTAGTCACCTTAGTTGGGTCAATAATCCCACTCTCAACCATGTCAACATAAGTATCAGTTGATACATCGTAACCATATTCACTATATTCATCTATTATATGGTTAAATATAACATCAGGTGTGATACCGGCGTTGGTTAGGATTGTATTAAATGGTGCTCTTATTGCGGTTTTGATAATATTTACACCAAGTTGTTGGTCTGGGGTTAAATCAGTTAATTCATTAAGTGATGTTAACGTACGAATTAATGCCGTACCACCACCAGGAACGATACCTTCTTCAACCGCAGCTCGTGTTGCGTATAAAGCGTCCTCTACTCGGTCTTTTTTCTCCTTCATTTCGGTTTCGGTTGAAGCTCCTATATAGATAATACCAACACCTCCACTTAATTTAGATAAACGTTCTTGTAGTTTCTCTTTATCAAAATCTGAATTACTTGATTCAATTTGTTTTTTGATAATATCAACTCGTTCTGTTATCTTATCAGAATCACCATAACCGTTAATTATAGTAGTTGTGTTTTTATCAATAACTATCTTTTCACATGTACCACAGGTTGCAAGACTTGCATCTTCTAATTTCAAGTCTACTAACTCTGATATAACTGTACCACCTGTTAGGATTGACATATCATATAAAATCTCTTGTTTTCTTTCACCAAAACCAGGAATTTTAACAGCTGCCACTTTCAAGTTACCACGTAATTTGTTAACTACTAACGTAGCTAACGCTTCACCATCAACATCGTTTGCAACAATTAACAATGGTCGGTCACTATTAGAAATTTCTTCCAATAATGGTAACATTGTTTTCATAGATGATATGGTTTTATCATATAACAGTATGTACGGATTATCCAACTCCACTTCCATCTTTTCCTGATTGGTTACAAAGAATGGTGACAAATAACCTTTGTCTATTTGCATTCCGTCTACTGTCTTAACTTCAAGTTCAGTTCCACTTGCTTCTTGTACTGTAATTATACCATCGTTACCAACTTTGTCCATAACGTCAGCCATCATCTTTCCAATAACTGGGTCATTGTTTGATGATATAGTTGCAATTTGTTCAATTTCTTTGTTGGTTTTGATTGACCTTGATGAGTTACGTAATTCAGATACAACCATTTTAACTGCGGTATCAATACCACGTTTCAGTTCCATTGGGTCAGCACCAGCAGTTACCATTTTCAACCCATCTGTAAAAATAGAATGGGTTAACACGGTTGCGGTAGTTGTTCCGTCACCTGCTAATTCGTTGGTTTTGGACGCAACTTCTTTAACTAGTTGAGCTCCTATGTTTTCAATTGGGTCTTCAAGTTCAATGTGATTTGCAACAGTTACACCATCTTTGGTAATGTGAGGTGGTTTACCTTTTTGGTCTATGATAACGTTTCGTCCTTTGGGGCCCAACGTCACACTAACGGCTTTGGACAGAATATCAACACCACTTTTTAATTTTTGACGAGCAGTGCTGTCAAACTCAATAATTTTTGTCATAACTTTTTTAGTTTATAATTTGTTTAGTATAAATAGTAAAGTTTTTAAAAAACAGTACCAATTTAAGTGTAGAAGTTAAGCACTGCTGCACTTAACCCCTACCCCTTACTGTATAAGTATATAAAAATATATAAAACGTAATTTTCTGTTATTAAGTAGTACCACCACCATTATCAGGTAATGCAGTACCATCAGTAGCTATCCATGTTTTTATTA